TATTCTCCTTTTAAAAAGAGAGGGGCTAACCCCTCTCTATTGCACACTAAGCAATTTGAATATACTCAATGATAAAGGTAAACGAACCCGCTGTTGTAGCATCCACTGTATTGGTGATGTTGCAGAAAATATTTCTTGCAGCAGATGTATACTGTGGGGAAACTGGTGCAGTAGTCGCACTTTGTGTCGTTGCTACCAAAGCAGTAGTCGTCACATTACCGACAACGACGGTTGTACCGCCATCAAGGATTTCATCAGCAACCGCCGCAACAATTTGTGCGCCAGAAGAAGCAGTACCAACTTCGTAACCAATATCACCTGTTCCAATAACTGGAGCAACATCACAAAATATTCTAATGCTAGTAAGGATCGTGTTCGCTGGTTGTACAAATGTAGCAATAGCGGGACTGTCACCTGCTGTGGTGTTTACAGTAACACCAGAAGCGTAACCAACGTGCTTGATATATTTATTGGTAAAAATACCAGTAGAAGCAACAGATGAGGTTTCAGTGATTGCCCCTGTTGTCGCATTTTTATTAATAACTTTAAAACCGTTTTCAGAGCGTACCGCTCCGTTAAAAGTTGTGTTCGCCATGTCAAACTCCTGTCTTGGCTAATGTCAACCACCCAATGTGGTTGTCAGGACTTGCAGAAACTATAAACAAAAAAAGGGCGGCTCGCAAGCCGCCCTTTTCGTAATACAGTGTATTAAGCTCCAGGAGAACCAAACACACAACGTGGATCGGACACCCCAAAGCTATAACGCTCACGGGCTTTATAACGCACGTTACCTGTGTCAAAATCGCCTTCCATAGAAGTCCTAATAGCTGCTCGCTCAAAATGCTTGAAGCCGTTAGGTGCATCTGTTTTAATGAAAAATGCGTCTGTGTCTGTAAGGAAGTTGTTAACAACATACCCCTCAGGCAGCATACCCATATTTCTCATAGCGTTGACATCATTGTCTGCTGTTGCTGGGCGTAGGTTGGAAGCCATCAATCTTTCAGCTACGAATTGTAGCGAAGAAGGAATGATCAACTTGCGACCTTGCACAGCAATTTTCAACCCACGCTCATCAATGAAAGCCGCGATGTCAATTAATGACTGCTCCAAAGATGTTTCGTTCAGGTCAGCAGCAGTGCTGAGTTCGTTGCGGAAAGTACCACCACCATTAGTCGGGTGGTCAGTAGCACACAACTCTTTACCATCGCCGATAGCAAAGCCACTATCAAACGCATTGTTGAGAACAGAAGCAGCTTTCACTTGCTTTGTGTTAGACATTGAACGAGCCAATGCACGAGTATAACGAGAACTCAAGCGGTCATAAAGGTTATCCTCTACGGCCTCTTCAGTAATCGCAAATGCAAGCGCGATTGTTTCGTGTGTATAACGAGCAGTGAATGATTCGTTTGCAGTATCAAATGAAACTGCCTGACCCTCACCCTTTACAGGTGCGGCTCCGAATCCTGACAACATAACTTCTTCTTCAAAAGCCCGATCCGAAGACTCGGTTTCAAAGATTTCAGTGTGTTGGTTCTCGTAACGGTCATACTCCATACCGAACAGGGCGTTTAATCCTGGCTCGAGTTCTTTAAGGAGTTGGGATCTTGCAATAGCCATATCTAATTACCTCCTTATAGACCAGTGGTTGCAGTATGAAACGGTAGATTTAACTTCACTAGGAGCACAACTCCTGCTGAAGCATAATCAATTGCTGGAACATCTTTGATACCTACGATACGGAAGTTATCCGTAGCAGTAGTAGCACCAGCAGAAGAAACAGAAATTTCTCCACTTGAGATACCATTTGCTGTTTCAGAACCAAATCCAGTGCCTTCTGCATTTGAGTGAATCAAAGCAGTTGCCGTTGCAAGATTAGTTAACGTGGCGTCTGCTTGGACTTCGTACACTTGAAATGGATCATCGTATACGAACACAGTTGCTTCTGTGCCTGACTTCAAAGAAGAAGTTCCGGGATAGTTTGGTGAGAAAGTCGGCGTACCGTCGAGTGCAGTATACTCACACCCTGCCATAACACCTAGAATCGCCACTGAACCACCGTCTGCCGCACTTACATCCACAAGACCGTTAGTAAGAGGAATCACCATATCACCTTGAAAAATTGAAGATGATGAACCTGCTACACCCGCGATCTGTACTTTGTAAGGCGTCATACCCATGGAATTAGCGTTTGACCCTAGTTTGTTATGAGGACGCAAACCAAAAGGCGAATCAGTATTTGCCATGATTTTTAGTCTCCTAACAATTATTCGGTATTATTACTACCGAAAGTTACACGAGATTGCCTATCAGGTTTACTAATAGGCATGGATGGATGTTGCTCCCGCATAAGATCATTATCAACCGCAGTCATTTGATCCCGCGTTGCATTGCGGAAATAAGTGTTGCGTTCATTTCTGGTCTCTTTTGGGAACCTTGCGAGTACTAGACCTCCCACACCGATTACGCCAGCATGTTTTCCATCCTGGACTGTAGGTGCTTCAAAATCAGGGTACTCATCAGCGCGAACTAATTCAAAGCCTTCGCGGAGGCGAGCAGACAGGTTTTTCTTATCATCGAAACCCATGATTGACTCACGAATCCAACGATGAACAAATCCCTCTGGAGGATCTGGAGCGTCTAATTGAGACGGTGGTTGCCACGGTTTAGCGCGGCTGGCTTTTTCCCTAGACTGGGCAGTGCGTGGGCTTCTATCAGTCATTTTGACATCCTCACGAATTTTGTAGCAGAAGCAGTTGCTTCGCATACTGTTCATTACTTATACCAAGTTTTTTCGCTATTGCAACTTGAGATTGACTAAGTTTGACAGATTTTTTATTTGATGATTTCCCACTTCTATTAGCACTCGCAACAGCTGGACCAGAACTTCTAGCTTGTTTTCCATCAAATTTATGCGGAAAATCTTTCCTAATCCTAGTATCAAGCTCATGATAGTACTCATCACTTTGGGGGTCAAACCCTTCATTTTCCACTAAATTCTTATGTATACTAAAAGCGGTGAGGGTCATTGGCTCATCTGTGCCAAACCAATCATTTTTTTCTGCCCATACCTGTGCCTTTGGATCAGGTGAAACGGCAGTTTGAGACTGAGGTTGTGCTTGTGGCTGAGATTGTACCTGAGCTAATTGTTGGGCTTGTGCTTGCCTTTGATTTTTAACATAGGCAAGCCTCTGGTTATCTTGCGCTAATTTAGCTAAAGCAGTTTGTGCCTCTACCTGTTTATCAACATCTCCACGATCTATAGCTTCTTTAAGATTATTCCGTAAAGATTCTTCTTGAAAAGATACTCGACTTTCAAACTCTGAAGCAAAAGCATCATCTAATGAAACAGATCTTTTATTCGACTCTTCTAATTGTCTCTGTACAGCTTGTGCGTACTCTGTAGCAGCATGCTCACGTCTTTCTGCTTCGCGCATTTTTGCTGTTAACTTACTAATCCGTTTTTGAACACCTTCACTATAATTTTCAAGTTCTTCTGTGTTTTCGGATTGTGCTGAAGATTCTTCTACAGCCTCTCCCGTCTCTTCAGAGAGTTTTTCTTTATCTTCTTCAACTTCTATTTCGAGGTTAGCCTCTTCTTCAAAAAGCTCTTTTTGTTCTGGCATGAATAGCTCCATGTTAAATGTGCAGAATATCTTCTGGGTTGTTGATCGTAGCTAATATTTCATCATCGTTTAATAAACGAACTTCGCCACCATCTATTTTAAAGCGGCTACCAGCATACCGACCAAAAATAACCCAATCACCTTCTTTACACCAAGGCAACCAGTTTTCGGTTGGGTCTTGTGGGTTGCCGAATTTTTGAGAATCTTTGTAGGCTAGTGGACCAATTTTTAAAACATAGCCACAAACAGTAGCCAAGGCTTCGCGCTCTATTGCTTGGTCTGGTAAAAGTATACCGCCCTCAGTTTGTTTTTTACCCTTAAAAGGTAAAATCAATATACGCCATCCTGTAGGTTTAGGAAGTTTTTTAACGGCTGGTGTATCTGGGGTAGATTTATTTTCTTCTGATTTTTTGTCTAATTTTGTTTTTTGGTTTGCGATATAATCGGGTACATATAATGTTTTACTCATTTGCTCCTGATACCTTATCTAGCAGGGTTTTTAAATCCTGTTCAGTTTGTGCAAGCTCCCCGAGCTTTGCTCGGAGTTCCTTGAAAACAGTGTAATCAGCTACAGCACCATAAAGAATAGTTTCTTTAACTGATTCTTGCCGTTCGCGAATTATCTTAAGCATATTCTCATAAATGTAAAGGTCATTCATTTTCAGCTAATGCTCTCATCCTATCTACAAGTCTTCTAGCTCTGTTTGGAACTTGAGTATACCAGCGAGAGTCTACCATTTCATCTGCTGCTTTATCCCAATCGCGAGCATCCACACCAGCTTTCATACCTTTAAATTTACTCAGTCTTGGTCTGCCCATATTGAACATCATGTTTGCGATAATATGTTGGCATTCCTCATTTAACTCATCAAAATCTGGGTATAAAACTTTGCACTCATCAACTGTTACTGCCATATCTAACGCAAATAACTTTTTTACACGCTCTTGTTCAACCACTGTCCCAACAGGCTTACTATGCTCTTCATCATTCTCTGTAATAAGATGTCCGATTCCACAAGTTGGCAGTCCGAGATGGTCTAAATAAACTTCGTATTTACACCCCTCATCTTCTGCGATTTCTTCGCGTAATTTATCCTTGTTCATTTTTTTCCTTTTCTCACACCGCCGCCACGTTTTCTAGCAGTCCTAGCGGCTGCTTTGAAATCAGAAGCACTCGGTGCGCCTTTTTGTCCAGCTTTTCTCATGGGTTTGCCGCTTTTTCTTCTTTTATGAATGTTTTCATATAAGCTCATTTTTTAAAACCTTTCAATCCACGGATTCCAAAACTTGCACCAATACTCGCGTACATAGCCCATTGAAACCATTCAGGTGTATTAGACAATGCCGCAAATCCTTCTTGAACATATGGTTGCGTAAATGGAATAAAGCACATTGCTATAATGATAATAAACAAAATTGTCCATGCTTCATCTTTCCAGCTGTTGTCGCTGGCCTGTGCCATAATTTTTTCCCAGCCAGCTTCATGCGTCGCGGCTGTAACCATAACCTGTGCTTCTGCCTCTGCGCGAGCTTTAGCTACTGCACCTTTAGCTTTAGTTTGTTCAACTTTAGATTCCATCCAGCTACCAGCTAGGTTTGCTATTGGACC